CTGTTGGAGCGCGTGCGCGGGCGCGGCGATGTCGGTGCCGCCGCCGCAGGATTCCTCGTAGGCGGAAAGATTTTTCGCCAGCACTCCATAGACGGGCACCACGGCGACGCCGGGCTTTGCCATGGAGAAAAAGTTTTTGTCAATCGAGCCATCGGGCATGAGAGCCGCGCCCGCGCGCTGGGCGCGCTTGCCGGAATACGGGTTCTTGTTTTCGCGGAAAGTGTTCTGCTCGGCGGTGACCAGCAGGGCCTCGATGGAGTGGTCGGAACCGGCGGACAGGCGCGGAAACACCACCTCGTGGATCGCGTTGAAACGCTCCTGGGTGATGGCGTGGATGCCGCAATAGACTCTTTCGTAAATTCGTGGGTAGTTCATTTCTTTTCCTTTTTTGGTTCGTCGCCAGCGGGGGCCAGATGGTTGGAAGGGGAAACCATTTCAGGGAAGGCTTCCTCCAGAGTGAGGTCGTAAGTGGCCGCTTCGGCGCGTGCCCAGGCCAACTCCTGGAGCCGTTGGCGGATCGGACGCTTCCAGTGCATCCCCAGCTCACCCCATTCTTTTGCCCAGGTGGTCATGCCGCTGCGCAGGTTGATCAGGGCGAGGTTGCCTTTGCGGCCCTCATCGATAGTTAGGTCGGATTGGCCGATGAACGATGCCTTCAGCCACCACGCGGGTTTGCCCGGGATTTCCCTGGGCTTGGGCAAACGGCCCGCCTTGATTTCGTTGGCGATGTGCAGGGCGCGATACCATCTGACCCAGCGGGCTTTGTAGCGCAGCTGGTTGGCGACCCACCTTTTCAATTCGCCGAGGACGTAGCGTTGGCTGGGGCCTTTGAGGTCTCTCATCGCAAACAGCGCCTCGTGCGGCAGGTCGGCGGCGTAGGAGCAATCGCGCAGCAGGGATTCCTCCAGCGCCAGGTTGTTCGGCGTGGGGCGGTCATCGGCGATCAATTTCAGGTGCTGGCCGGGGCCGAGCGGAGCCTGGTCGCCGCCGCCCATCATAACCTCCCAGTTGACCGGGTTGGCGGTGCCGTCGGGCAGGGTGACCGCCGACCGCACCACCTGGCCACCCATACCCCCGCCGCCGATCTGGCCGTTGGGCAGATCGGTCTCGATGATCGGACGGATGTTCGCGCTTTCCTTGATCCGCTTTTTCACAAAGCTGCGGGTCTCCACCACGTCGAGCATGTTGACGACGATCGAGGCGAGGATCGAAAGGCCGCGCACCGCGTGGTGGCTCTCTAGGTTAGCGTAATAGTAGGCGCTCTCCGCCGGGATCTCGATATAGTTGCCGCGGTCATTGCCGTCCTGGACCAGGTAGGCCAAATGTTTTGAGAAATTATCCGTCTTGACCCCGTCCCACCACTCGGGGCCGTAGATTTTCGGATTCCGGGTGAGGCCGGTGGTCTGGGAAATCTGCGTGCCCTCGTAAACCGCGAGCTGCACCCCGGAGAAGTTCTCCGCCTCGACTGGCACGGTCAGACAGTCGCCATCTTTCCAACGGTTGATGTCCAGTTGGTTTTGGATCGTCCAAAAATCGAATTTCGCCGCCGCGTCGAAGATTTCCGGCGAACTAAGCCGCTCGATGCAGTTTTCCTCGACCAAATCATCCCAATCGGGTTCGCCGGTGTCGCTCACCGGCGTGATCATCCCGGCGGCCTTGGCCATTCCCATCACCAGGCGGCGGGGAAAACCGAAGTTTCCGAACAGAAAATGGATGCGGCGCTTGATCTCGCCCGCCGCCAGCGGGGTCATCTCGAAGCGGGATTTGGCCTCCGGCCAATAGACATACCCCCGGTTCGGCGAATGGTTGGCGGCGGAATAGCCTGAGATCAGCAAGTAGGCCCCGCCAGCGCCTTCCGCCGAGCCAACCCCGGCGGTCGCGCCCACGGGTGGCGGAGTTTCCACCGCCGTGGAGGGCGCTGGCGTCTTGATGTGGTTGATAAAATTGCCGCGTTTCATGGTTTTTTTTTCGATAGCGCACGTGCGCTATCGAAAATCAGGGGTCGATATGGGCATGGGAGAAATCGGATTTGGTGCCGCTGGCATCGGCGAGGATGGTGCCTTCCTTGCGGGCAATGGCTGCCCGCACCGCCGCGAGGAAGCTGATTTTTTCCTCGTAACTTGTGACCACGATGCCGGATGTCTCGCGGCCATCGACCCGCTTGAGGTTGATCTCAAGCGTCCGCGCCGCGTTGGTCGCCAAGTTGATGGCCACCGCAGATTGCGCGTCTTTCAGACCCTGCAAATCAAACGCTTCGGCCAGGGCCTCGATATAAGCTTCCGGAATCACGGAAGCGCCGCCTTGTCAAAATGCGGCTAAGCCCTTTCCGACGCAGAGGCCTCCGCCGCCGCCTTTGTTCTTTGCGCCGCAGCCAGCGCCAGGCCGGGCTTGACGATATACCAGCCGACCAGGCACCCCTTGACCCCGTCGCCGAAATCGTTCGGGCTGGTGACATCGGGCCAGCCCCAGCGCTTGGTTTTCGGATCGAACTCGAATTTTTCCTGAACCATCTCGCTCACGAATTCCGGGGTAATGTTTTTCGGGAAAACCAGCGGCGCCACATGGCGGGGCGGGCGCTTGCCCTCTTTTTCCGCGGCCTTCTTTTCCCGGTGGCCACCGATCCTTTTATTGTAAAGGTCATCTTTGAAGTTATCGTCGCTGAACCGGTAAGCGTAGATCGGGAAGCCCTCATGGGTGGCATTCGGCGGATCGTCCAGGCGAGGCACCACCAAATCCCGGAGATGGCGGGAGTGTATCCCGCCCTGGCCCCACGACGTGTAAAAGCGGTAGTCCGGTTGGCCGTTGGAGCCGAGGGCGGGAAGGATCGTCGAGATCGCCCAGGTGCGAACTTCCTTTTGACGGAATCCCTCGTCGATCAGGCCCTTGTAGACAATCGGATTGATCCGGTCAGCCTCCGGAGTATCCTCCCGCCACTCCCTGACCAACACCGGCACGTCAGCTTCCCGAAGGCAATCGTCGTAGGAGAGGCATTCGCCGTAGTCGATCACAAAACAAGAGTCATCCGCCAGCAGGAAGCCGCATTTAACCCATTTCCTCATCACATCCTGGACATCGACGAACATCAAGACCACGTCGCATTCCACCGGCAACTCCCCGCGCAAATATTCGCCGGTCATTTCCCAAATATCCATTTCGTTTGTCTTGACCTGCTTGCGCTTGGTGGCTTGCGCCATCCGACCGCGCCAGAACTTTTGCCGCTTTGAGGCGTTGCCCTCACTCTGGATATACTCCTTGGCCAGCACCCCCATGGTGGCCGTCGGGAACGTGGAATAGAGGTCGGTTACTTCGCAGGAAAAAACGCGCGGCTGCGGTTTGTATTCATCCTTCCCGATGTTGGTGCGCCTCCATTCGCGCCGCCTCACCATTTCGGGCTTGTGGTGCTCCTCGATCCGCCCGGCGGCAGGGCTTTCCTGGCACTCCTGGGAGATGCAGAGATAATAGGTGTCCGTGAGCACCCGCTCAAAATCCCACTCGCCATCTTCCCCCCGGCAGTGTTCGTATTGCACCTGCTTCCAGCGCAGCTCCTGATACATTCCGCAGTGCGGGCACGGGACAAAGGCCTTGTGGCGGGTGCCGATCAAATACTCCTGGTTGATCGGCCCGTCCCAATGGATCGGTTTCGAGAGCCATACCTCAAAAAATCCGGTCTGTTTCTTCCCGCGCTCAGCCCCCAACTCCATCGCCCTCTCTTGCTCAAGCTTTGGGTTAGGATAAGCGTCCACCTCGTCAAAGATGGCCAGCCCAACCGATTTGTTGGACAGCGCCCCCAGGCTCTGCGCCCCCGCCAGGTAGCCAACGCATCCCTTCAGCGAGAGCGTCAGCGTCTTCATATCGTCCTCGTTCTCGGGGATCTGCCCGTCTGCTGCGCGGCACGCCCGGAGCATGGTCTGGAGCCGCTCCTGGCTCAACCGCCGCATTTCATCGAGCGAATCGATCACGTAGAGGAAATTGCGGGTAACGAACGAAACGAACCAGCAGATCAATATCAACACCGCCAGGGTGAATCCCGATTGCGAGGATTTTTTCACCACCGCTTTATCATATTCGCCGCTGCTATAGGCCTCGAAAAGAATGGTGGGCAGCGGATTCAAATCCGGATCGTATGGCCCGGCAAAATCCCCGCTCTCTTTTTGCGTTAGCTGAATATTGGCGCGGCCTTCCGGGTCACTTTTCCCCGATGCCCAATCCTCAATCGTTCCCGGCGGACGCGGCCGGAAGACCATTTGGAACAGGCCGGTCATCCGGGCGCCGACATCCGCGATTTTCATTCCGCTTGCAATTCCAGAGCCGGGCGATATTGCCCCTGCCCCAACACCGAGAACAATTTATCTACCTCACGCTGGAAAGACCGGTTCAACGCATCAAACACCCCAGGCGGCAGCGGAGCCTTCGTCGCCACCCTGGTGAGCAGCGAGCGGATTCCCACCGCCAACACCGAGAGCTTTTCCGCCTGTTCCCTCTCCACGTCTTCCCACCTCGCCCACTCGGAGGATCGATCCATTATTTTTTCAGCCTTTTCTTCCGCCCGCAGCAACACGCCGCTCGCCTCTTCCCAGGCCTTCTTCCGCTTGGCAATCACCGAATCCGGATAGTTTTCCGGCTCCATCAAAACAACCTGCCACTGAGTATAGCTCAACCGCTCAGCCAACCTCGCACGCTCCAGCGCCGCCTCAAACCCCAGCCCCGCAGCGTCAGCCATCACCAACGCCTTCTTCATCGCTTCCCGCGTCGCAGCCCCCGCTTCCAACACCATTCCCTCCACATCATCTTCCGCCCCCAGACGCGCCGCCCCCGCCTCCTCGAAAACATCTTCAAAAATTTGCAAAACCTTCGGCACCTTCCGCTCCATCGTCCGCCGATACCACTCGGCCATCAACTCTGGATGATCCAACGGCGGCAAATCCGGGGATCCCTCCACCTCCCGGCCGCGCTTGATCCACCGCTCTATCGTCTTACGGTCCAGCACCTTCACGCTCCCATCGTCCAGGCGCTTCCCATATTGCTCGCAATAATAAGCCAGCCTGTGCTGGTAACTCCCAACCGTCAGGCGGCGGGCTTTCTGCCTGGCCGTCAAAATTTCATCCCCGTTCAGCTCGAACGCGGTCGCCGGTTTTCCAGCCTGGTCAGATTCGCCCATAATTTTCGATAGCGCACGTGCTCGATCAAAGCCCAGCCCACTCTCACAAGCGCGTGTGTGTCAAAAAGGGACAAAAGAAGGGACACAACTTTTAAAAAAAGTTCACACGCAGAGTGCGAAAACTTACAGATGGGACTTCGGAGCATGGAGAGGGAAAAGAGATTCCTTTTTTCCTGCACTTTGGGGACATTGCGGAGGTATTGGGGACTACCCCCGCCCTTAGGGAAAATAGTAGTATATTTCCCCTCTTATTCTGGATGGGGAAAAAGCTTCCACACCTTCCACAGCATACATAAATGGTTGATTCTTAAAGATTTAAAAAGTGGAAGGTGTTGCCAAAGTGTGGAAGGTCGGTAAGCTTTTGATTTTTTGATATAAAAATAGGGCGGCGGCGGCGGTCGGCGAGGGCGAAATAGTGGAAGGTGTGGAAGGTCGAGTGGAAGGTTTGTGGAAGGTCGGGAGCGACCTGCGCTGATGAATAACACGCCGCCTGAAGGCGGCTGGAAACTGCAACGGTCGTGGGCTTTTAGCGCAGCTCAAGCGTTCTGGCCGCCCGGCACCACAGAACAAATGGAAACACGCCGCCTGAAGGCGGCTGGAAACTGCAACGGTCGTGGGCTTTTAGCGCAGCTCAAGCGCTCTGGCCGCCCGGCACCACAGAACAAATGGAGCTAGCGCCGCCTGGCGGCGGCGGAATACGAGGGATCAAAATCCGGGGCGGGGCACCCCGAACAGTCGGATCATGCCAACCCTTTGGGTGGCATATCCTTGGTGTTAGCACCCTTGCGCGGCGTCAGTTGGACGCGCCGTTTCCGGTCTTTGCAGGACGCCACGGGGATTCCAGTGTTGCTCTCCACTTGGATTGCGCGGTCATCCCACAGTTCCAGCATCCCGAAGTCTTTCACGTTGGTCACTTCGAGCACTTGGCCGATGTGCTGCCTACACCATTCTTCAATTGGCGTTTTCACGTCCTCCACGCCGCCGCCGATGAGCGGCATTCCGTGGCCGTGCATACGCGCCGTGAATATTTTGACGCGCTTACCAGCCGCCAGCCAGCCCTTCACGCGCTCTACCATTGGCGCGAGCGGTGCGCCGATGTGGTGCGTTCCTTGCCAGCCTTCGTAGTGTGCGAGCGTGCCGTCGAGGTCCACGCCTATCCATGCTCCGTTGTTGTTGCTCATAGTGTAATCGTCGGGTGCTAACCAGTCAGTGCAGCGAACGGCGGGATTGCGCTGCGGGTGATTCGTGAGTCAGCGGCCCGCCGTCGCTGACTTCTGCGTTCTGCCCAGGATTCGCGGCCACAACGTAGGCGGTCACGCAGTCCGTGAACTGCTTGAATGTATCGAGTGGGATGCTCACCCAGCCGCCCTCGACATTGTGCTGGAATGGCGATGTCAGTAGGCCAATCGCAAGCGGCGGGATTTCCATCTCGCGGAGTATCGTTTCGTCTAGGTCGCAAAAGTCGTTTTTCATAATTTCGAAGAGGCAGAACCAGCCGTGGATGGCAACGGCTGGAACGTCGGTTAGGTATTCGGGCCGCCATCTGGCCGTGCCATCACAGAGGCGTTGAAGGCCCACGTGGATGACTTTGGCGGCTCCTCACATCCAGATCACCTGCTCGTCAGTAATTTGGATCGGAGATTTGTAAATGGTTCTCATTCCTGGCCCTCCTTCCCCGCCGGTCCGGAGGTATCCAGCCGGGCAGGCATGTTGTCTGGTTTAACTATCTTCGTGATCGGGAAAACCGTCTTCTTGGCCGTCGCACGCGACCCGAATTCCCACACATCGCCCTCGACCATGAACCACTGGCCACTGACCGCGCTCTTTTTCCACTTCTTCCCCCAGGTCGCCTGGATACGCTTGTCCGTCCACCCCGCGGCCTTCTTCGCCTTGAATTTTTTCACCAGCCGCGCACGCTGCGGATCGTCATCGGCCATGCACACTATGCTCGACGGGATCTCCCATTCCCAACTTTTCAGCCGGTCCAAATCCTTGATCACATCCTCCAGACTCCCGAGCGTCTCAATAAAAAGCCCGTTCAGCCGCGCGCACACGATCACCTGCTCCGCCGTCACCGACCCCACGTCACGCCCGACAGCGTGCTCCTTGATCAGCAACTTCGCCAGCTCCTCAAATTCCCGCGTCTCAGTATCCCCGGCATCCGGCGCTTCGAACACCGCCAGGCAGTTGCCAAAATTCGCCGCCGCCACCACCGGCGGGATGATCGCGCTCCACGCCTCGAAGCTCTCCAACGGCTGCTCATCCTTCAGCGACGGGCACTCCCTCATCCCCGGACGCCCGCAGTCATCCCACCAGCGGATCAGCGACCACAGTGCCGCGTTGACCATCGCGCACTTTTCAGCGTCCTCGAAAAAAGCGTCGTTGATCAGGATCGCATCCTCCGGCAACACCCGGTTGCGCGCCCGCTCATGCGGGAAAAGATCGATCACCAGCGTCCTCCTGGCCAACATCGGATCCAACTCTATCTGCGCACCCGTCATAAAAGTGCTCGCCGAGAGCGGGCCATTGAAAATGCTCTTCGTTCCCAAGATCCGGCACCGCCAGGTTTTTGCCGTCAGCCACCGGTTGAGGTCAGTGTTGCGGATCGTGCCCTTCGGCAAATCATCAAACCAAATATAGGGCGCATACATCTGCGCCGCCGCGTCCAATTCCTTCCGCACTTCCTCCCGCGAGTCGTAACTGTAACCCGATTTGCCAGGATCCCCGTAGATCGGCTCAAGGGCCAATTGAGAGAGCCGCGATTTCCCGCTACCCGCCAAGTTAGAATTCCAAAGGAACATCGGCGAGCGCCCGGAGAAAAGATTCTGCCCAAACACAGTAAGCTGAGCCGCCACCTGCACCGCCAGGCGGGACGGATCCGAAAAAGGAAAATATTTCAACAAATCCCGCAACCACTCAAAACCCTTGTGGGAATCCAGCCCCTCGTCAAAATCCTTCGACTGCGCAATCGTGAAAGTCCTGCTCGCCGCGTCGTAGCCAGCCGGGAGCAAATCGATTTTCCGAAACCCCGCCCTCTTCTCATCGTCCCTCTCATCCAGATCCTCGCGGAAGATCGGCAGCCGCACCTGGTTGATCTGCCGGATCTCCGGGAGCTTCAGCCGCAGCTCATCGCTCGCCAGCACCGCCTTGGTTATCTCCAGCGGTATGCTGCATTTCAAAGGCCGGTCCTCGCCGATTTTCTCGTCAAAAATCGACCGCTGATACGGGATCGCCCCCGCCACCGCCGGGAGCCAGGTCCGGAACCGCTCCGCACCCATCTCCATCCACTCGCCAGCCTCATCGACCGTCCCGATCTCCATCACCCGCCGGAACAGCAGATCCCGCCCGTGCAGGATCTGCACCACCTTTTGAGCGATCTCATCAATCGGCTTGATAAGATTAAGACATGGGTGCCTCGTCACATACTCCTTCGGCAGCGGCTCGTCAGCCGCTGAAAATTGCTCGAACATCTTCCCCAAAAAGGGGAGGAATTCCGGAGAGCCTTTGTCTTTTTTCTTTTTCGCCATGCTATTCCTTCCATCTCACACATTCAGGGTTAGCACACGACGCGCTCACACGGCCGGAACGCACAACAACGTAATAGCTCAGCTTCGCCTTCCCACACACCGGACAATCGATCTCCCCGCATTGGAACCTGGGAGGAGTCGGACAATCAAAACCAGACTCCAGCAGACGCTTGGCCTCCATTCGCTCCCGCGCAAGCCGCGAGGCTTCAACCACCGCCCTCCGGGCGATTTTTTGCCGCCACACTTCCTTCACTTTCCTCTCAATCCTTTTGCCCTCGACAAACCAACGCCAGGCCACCGGGCGTCTATCAAAAAGTTTCATCATCACCTCAGCGTATTTTCTTTTTTTCATCATTCTGATTCCTGACTCCTGCCTCCTGATTCCTGTCTCCTCTCTTCCATCTCACAAATCGGCACCCCGCCCGGATCAGGCTCCGGATTGAGGTAGAGCAACTCCTGCGGACTGCCGCCCCGCGTCGTGCCAGGCAGCCGCGTCAGCCGCACCGCCGAGAGCGCGCCCGCGTCCGCGCCCAGGCGAGTCAGGCACCCCACCAGCCTCCGCTTGACCGAGTCCCACTCGTCTTTAGAGCGCGCCTCGATCCGCACCAGCGCATGGATCGAGCGGCCACCCGACGTATAGACCGCCGCTATCGGCATCGGCAGCGTCGCCAGCAGGCAGAGCCACAGATCCTCCGGCGCCTCGTCACTCTCCAGCACCATATACCGCCAGGCCGTCACCGACTCCATCGAGCGGCGGCTTAGCTTCGCAGTCCCCCCCTCGTCTATGGCACGCGGGTTGGGGTGCCATTTGCCATCGACAGGCTGCGCCAAAAACCACACCCCCTCCGGACCGCCCCGCGGCAGCGCGGACGGCCGCGCCTTCACATCCGGGCGGCTCGACAGGCGGAACCCCCCCCGGCGCGGCCAAAAAATGAACTGCCCCTGGCTCATGTAATTCGTAAAAATCAGCACCTTCTCATCCTCGCCATAGAGCCTCCGCAGGAAATCGACACTCCCACACCCCTCCACCGCCACCGGGCTGCGCGCCGCGAAAAAAGCGCGGTCAGCACCCAGTCCAGGCCTCCAGAGCTTTTTCAGGGCCTCCACCGAAAACGCCCGCGGAGCCGGAGGCCGCGCTTGCGGCTCCGGAGCCACCGGCGCCCCACTGTTCCAGGCCGATTTTTTCCCCGGCGGCCTCCCATGCTCAGCATACCAGATCTTGCTGCGCAGCTCCTTGTTGAGCGGCGCCCACGCCTCCCGGCACGAGCCGTGGAAACAGTGGAAGGTCGGCAGCTTGCCCCCATCATCCGTCAGGCAGACCCGCACATCCCGCGCCCCCGCGCGCTTGCTGTGCAGATCCTCAAACCGGCAGCGCATCGTCGTGCCCTCGACCACCGGCATCCCGATCACCTCGCTGGCCACCCGCTCTCTTATTGCCAAGTCCATGGTTAGTTAGGCTGTAGCGGTTTAGGCTGTAGGCTGTAGGGGAAATTCATTTTTTGTGTCTTTTGTGTTCTTTGTGGTTAAACATCCACGACCGACTCATTCACCGCCATCAACGGCCCCGGCATCCAGGAAAAATAATCCTGCCCCGGCGGGCGCCGCCACCTCGCGAGATAGACCCGCGTCGAGCCGCGCTCCGCGTCCCGCACATAGACCCTCGCCAGGTCATGCGGACGCATCCGGATACGCGTCCGCCCCGGCGGGAAACCCACCAACGGCGGCGGCGACCCCACCAGCCCGAACACCAGATCACCATGACTGGGGAGGTCAGCGTCCATCACGCACCCCCCTTCTTTTTAGCCGCCGCCTTCTTCTTGGCAGCCTTCTTCTTGGCAGCCTTTTTCTTGGCAGCCTTTTTCTTGGCAGCCTTTTTCTTCGGCGGCTTTTCCCCGGCCTCCTTCGCCGCCGAGGCCAGAGCCGACTTTTCCACCTCCGCCGCCAGGGCCTCCACATCCACCCCGTAGATTTCGCAAAAAGCCCGCAGATCCTCCGACTCCGCCCCCTGGTATTTCACCCCCTGGGCGACCGCAGCCACCATCACCAGCGCCACCAGATCGCTCACCGAATAATCCGGCGACCGCTCATCCACCAACTCCATAATCGGCGGGATGTAATCCCGCCCGCTCCCGGAGCCACCCGCCGCCGGAGTCAACTCCAGCCACTTGCCCATAAAGTAAGCCGCGTCCGCCGACCCCTGGAGCGTCACCTCCAGCAGTTTCACCAACGTTTTTTTCAGCAACGCCCGCCCCTCGTAGTCCGGCTCCGGCCCGATCCGCGTACCCACCTCATCCGTCAGCGCGTCCACCACGTTTACGGCGACCTCGAACCTCACCGCCGCCGCCCGCCTTTCCTCCGCCCTGGCCAGGCGCGCTTCCTCCGCCTCCTTCGACCCCGCCGAAAACGGCGACTCCGCACCAGACCCAGACGCCAGCAACTCCACCGCCTCCTTCGCCACCGGCCTCTCCACCAGTTCATGCACCCTCCCCGTCCCAGGGTGCCGGGCCAGCACCACCCGCACCTCCGCCCCTTTCAGAAGCTTCCCCCAGGTCTTTTTCTTCGCGTCATCATAGTGGCCGTCATCCGCGTAGGAGGGTTTGTCCGCCAGGTCCACGTATTTTGAGTTATACATCAAACCCGGGCCGTGCTGGTTAAACTCAGCCACCGCCTCCTCCGCGGCGAGCACCCGCTTGCCCTCGGCCTCCGCCTCATACACCACCCCCACCCAGGCAGCGTCCGATTTTTTCCGGAAGCACGCCGGGTTGGTGCACAAGTCCGGCGATATCCCCCGGCCGCTGCCCTCCATAGAGGCCTTGCCGCCCGGACCGATCGGCGATTGCAGGGCGCCCTCCAGATCAGGGTCATTGCCAGAGCGGTGCGGGCACGCCGAGCACACCCCCGCCTTCGGCACCAGCGCCGCATCCTCAGGATCGAACGGCGCGCCCCTCAGCGCCACCATGTATTCCTCCCTTATCAACTCCACCGTCTCCCTCACCGTCAGCGGCTGGTCGCTATACTGCGGGGTCAGGATGCTTTTCGCCGCCTGGTCGCGCAGCATCCGGTTCGGGATCCTGCCCACCAGCAGGCAATGTTTCAGCCCGACCACCCCCGCCTCCAGGGCATCGAGCATCGCCTTCGGCGCGTTGCGGATCTTGAGGCGCTCCCGCACATACCCACCGCCGTGCTTGCCGATCTTCCGCGCGATGCTCTCCGGCGTATAGACCGGCTCCCCGGCTTCGTCCCTCTCCTCCAACAGCGCCGCATAACCCTCCGCCTCATCCACCGCGCTCACATCCTCGCGTTGCAGGTTCTCGATCACCTGGCGGATTTTCGCGTGCGCCATCTCCACCTCATCCAGCACCCGCACCGCCGGGTGCGAGTGCCGCTCCAGCCTCTCCTCCAGATTTGTGAGCATCCGCCCCTCCGCCAGCACCAAATCCTCGTCAGCCTCCGGCCCCAGTTCCGCCATGCTCTCCCTACTGATCTTGATCGCCTTTTCCAACTCCGGGATCACGATTTCCTTCAGCGCCCGCAGCCGCCGGTTGCCAAACACCAGCGTCCCGTCCGGGCCGCACTCCAGGTTCTGGATCAGCCCCTGCTCCTTCAGCGACTCCGCCATTTCCAGCAGCCGGTCCGGATCGGCCTTCTTGCGGATGTTTTTCTCATCCAGCCTCAGCAGATCGACGTGGATTTTCTGGATATCGGGCGATGGGGTCAGTGTAGTAGTCATAGTCAGGTTACGGTTATTGGTTCAGTTAAAAAAATCATCTATTGCTTGCGCTTGCGGTTCTGGTTGCCTCGCGCCGCCGCCGCGCATCGCTTGCGCGTCGTGGGCGACTTGTTGCCGCCCAGAAGTTGGTATCCCCGGTATCCCCAGCCCTTGAGCAGCCGCTCCACCACCCGGATCTCCCGGTCACACGTCGCCGCCCGAGTCTCCCCCAGCAACAGCGCCAGGTCGCTCTTGCTTATCCCGTCCAGGCACTCGGGCTTCGTGCGCCGCACCACCGCCAGAAAATTTTTGAACGCCAACCAGATATGCGCGTGGCCGTCCTGGCACACGAACCTAACTAGCGCGTTGAGCGTGTCCACCCGCGCCGCCCGGTCCCTATCATCCAGTTCCCCCCCCGTATCCAGGTTGCGCCGCAGCAAGTCCGCCAGCGGCACATAGCCCTCCAGATCCTTGCCCACCTCTCCCGCGTCCTCCGGCTCGCCCACGAACTCAGCCCAGGCCTGCACCGCCGCCGAAAGCTCCCGCTCCACGAAATCCAACGCCGCCTGGTGGCCACCGCCACGCTGGAGTTCCGCCAGTTGGCCGCTCAGCCGCTCCACCTCAGCGCGCAGCCTTTCGCCCTCCCGCACCGCCGCCAGGCGGGCGGGCGTCTCATGCACCACCGCCTCCCGCGCCTGGCTGTAGCGCGGGTCGAAGCTCGCCACCGACCCGCCCAACTCATTGGCCACATTGTCATCCATCATTCTCACTGGCTTGGTTTCTTAGCTTGTTAAGTTATCAATATTTCTCCCACCAATACTCCACCCGCTCAGCGTGGTCCCTGGGCCTGTGCCGCACCCTGCCGCGGTGCGCCCCGGGATCGCGCGGCTCCCACACGCACTCCTCCGGCCATTCCCCCGCCTCCACCATCAGCCCCACCGCGTCGATCACATCGGGCGCGTGGCCCTCCGCCACCACCCACTTAGCCCGGCGGAAGTGCGACCACTCCTCCCACTCCCCCGGCTTTTCCACCCCCTCCAGAGCGTGCCCTGGCGGGGTGGTGAAAGTCTCGCATGTCGTCTTTTCAGCCATGGTTCTTTTAGGTGTTTAGCGGTTTAGGGGTTTAGGTCGGATTCCTAATTCCTAATTCTTAATTCCCGACCGCCACCAGCACAGCACCCGCCAGCAGAGCCGCCGCCACCACCGCCACATGGGCGAGCACCAGCCATTCCATTGCGTTATCAAATTTTTTCATCTTTTTTCCTGCCTAAAAAGCTAAACCGCTAAACCCCTACAGCCCTCACCCCACCACCGCCATTTCAGCCAGCCGCTCACCCGGCGTCAGCCCCTTGAGTTCCCGGACGTGCGTGATCTCAAACCCCCCGCCCGGCTGGATCAGGCCGGTTTTGAGCAGCGCCGCCTCGGCGCAGAGGCAAGCCTCCACCTCACTGCCCACGTCCATCACCGGGATCTGCACCCGCCCCCCGTCCGCTATTTTTATCGTCAGTTTATAGTTCATTTTTTTTCCTCGTTATATTCATAGACCGCAAAGCCTTCTTGATCGCATTTTCCACATCCTCTTTTTTCATAACGTCTTGTTTTTTTGGTTGTTTCGGGGGCGCAGGGACGCGGATTGCAGCACAAGGCGGCGCCGGAAAGAGGACCGGTTGCAACCGATTGTTGCAACCGCGCAGCGAGAATCCCTTGTGGCTAAGGGATAAAAACGATAGCCAGGAACCCTGGGGGTGAAGAGGTCGCAGGTTCGAATCCTGTCAGCCCGACCATTTAAAAGGGATTGCAACGGTTGGGAAGGGCTTTTAAGCTTCCCCAGCCTTCCGCATCCTTCCGAAAAACCGGCTCTTTGCAACCGGGCGTTGCAACCGGGCCGCTTTCCGACAGCCCAGAAAAACACATGCCGCGAAAAAACCGCTTCGGCTTCCCGGGCCTCCAGATCAAACACGGCCTCTACACCTACCAGCCTCCGATGGTCGGCGGGGTGCGGCCGCGGCTCATCCATCTGGGCACCGCCAGCTTGCCGGACGCGATCAACCAGGCCGCGGAGATCCAACGCACGGGGTTTGTGCTGGAGCGCACCCAGCCCATGGCCTCGCAGGTGGCGGCGTTCCTCACCGCCAAGGCGGCGGAGGGGGACCACAAGAGCGCGGCCACCACCAGCACCGCGGCAGCAGCGCTCAACCGCTTCCAGGCGTTTTGCCGCTGCCGCGCCACCGAGGTTGCGCCCGCCAAAGCCCGGGCGTGGAAGGCGGCGATGCTGGCGGAGGGCCTTTCGCGCGCCAGCGTGGCGAGCTACATGAAATACGCGCAGAGCTTCTGCTCGTGGCTGGTGCGCGAGGGGCAGTTGATGGCCAACCCTTTCGACAATCAAAAGAACCTTTTTCCAAAATCGATCCCCACCCGCCGCAGCCTGGTCTGCGACAAGGCGACGCGGGACCGGCTGATTGATAATTGCGATTACCCGCCGCTCAAGGCGGTGCTCTACATCGGCTTCTTCGCCGGACTCCGGCGCAATGAAATTTTGAACATCCGCCCCGACTGGATCATGCGCGACCCCGGCGGTCGCCCGACCCACTTCCGCATCCAGAACGAGCTTGGCGGGGACGGGCGGCTTAGCTTCCATGTAAAAGACAGCGAGGCCAAGACGGTGCCCATCTCCAACCGGTTGGCGGAGTTTTTGCAAAACGAATACGGCCTGGACCACAGCCCCTACCTCATCCGCCCCGACCTGGCGGGCGGGGGCTACAAATACCGGTGGGAATGGAAGCGCAGATGGGCCAGCTACATGGCCAGCCAGGGCGTGCCGTGGGTGACGCCGCACACCATGAGGCACACCTGGTTCACATTGTTGCTCTCCGGGCCGGCGGAGAAGCGCCCCACCCTGCTCCACCTTTCGCGGTGGAGCGGCAACAGCATTGCGACCATTGAGAAACATTACGCGCATTTGTTCGAAGATCGCGATTTGATCAACGCCGCGGAGTAGCCCTCCAGGTGGGGGCGGAACCATTCGGCGACGGGCAGGATTCCGGGGAAAAACATTTGGGCCATTTTCACCCGCCCCTGGATCGCCAGGTGGCAGCGTTGGCAAAGCGCGGCCAGGTTCCAGCCCTCGCAATTCGCCTTGTTGCCGTCAAGGTGGTGGACGGTGAGCACGTGGTGGGTTTCCACCGCGTGCGGATGCTTGCAGCGTTCGCACGCCCACCCCGCCGCCGTCTTCACACGGCGGGCGATCTCTTTCCAGTCCTCGGGGTATTCTTTGGCGTTTTTCATCAGTGCGGTATCCGGTATTTGATCAGGTCGGATTTGTATTGCGCGGCGTAGCGCACCTTGGCCGCGGCCAGCGCGGCGGAAACGGAGCGCACCGAGTCTGCGACCACCAGAGCCTCCCGGTTGGCGCGGGCGATTTGCAGGGCCGCGTCAATATCGGCGCGCACAAAATCCGGGTGCGCGGCCGCAGGGTCGAGCGGCTCCAGGTGCCCGAGGCAGATCAGCGCGTAGAGCCGCGAGGGTTTGCCCCCCAGATAGAGGATGGCCGTCTCCACATCGAGGAGGGCTGGCCAGGTCGGGCATTGGGCGAGTTTTTTCATGGTTCAGGATTCCCTGCCCGCAGTGGCTGGCGCGACCGACGCCAGGGAGCGGGCGACGTAGTCCTCTGGAGATTTTGCCTCGCGCCGCGCATGGGCAAAATTTTCGAGGATGGTTAAAATCACCTCGTTGCGGGTGGACTTTGGCCGCAGGTGCCGGGCGGCATCATCGAGCTCTTTCGCGAGTTCGTCCGGGAAATCTTTGAGTAGGAGGTTCATGGCGTATGGCGCATTCGCGCTATCTTTTCAGGTCTCCGGATTGTCCGTAGGTGCTAACTGAAATATAAGGAAAGGTTGAATAAAACATCAGGTTTTGTTGATAGATGACTCTTTTAAGACTTTTTAAAGAATCCGTCAAGAATATTTTAATTATTTTTTTCGGCGGGGGGCTATCTTTCCCCATGGCCAAACCAAAACCGCCAGTCGAACTTGAACAATTCTCGATCCGCTTTCCCCGCCCGTTGGCGGCGAAACTCAAGGATCTCGCCGCAGCGTCCAACCACGGGATGGGGGTTCCGTTCTCCGCCTACATCAACGCGGTGGCCGAGGAAGCCGCCGCGAGGGGGATCACCATCAACGAAGTGCGGCGCGTCGAACTCTCCGACAGCCTGGCTGGCGGGGCGGCCCGGAAAGCCGCCGAGGATCCCGGCGAATACCGGGGCGGGAAAAAAGACCAAGACAAACTTTCCGCTTGATCGATCCGCCGCCATCGAACATCATTCCATTCCCATGAAAAATAAAATTCCCTTGCTCGTGTTCCCGGTCTTTTTCATTCTCGCTTCCCGGGCGCATGGCCAGACGCAGCGCGTCGAGGCGCCCATTATCAAGGGGCTGGTTGCGGTGGATGTCCACGGCAACCTCACCAACAAGGGTTTCACCCTGGCAAAAAAATTCTCCACCGTCCAGAACGAATGGAAAGTCAGCCTAACCGCCGCGAACCTAACTTACGATGTCGGTATCTTCGGCACAGACCCGATGGAGATCACGGCCGTGGTGGCGACAATATCCGGCACGGCTGAAACCGTGGCCGCGCACGCGGCTGATTTCCTCCAATACGTTGCCAAACTCCCCTATGACGGCGCCAACCCCGCGGGCGCCAGCGCCTGGGTGACCAGCAACGCCAACCGCAACGCCAGCACCGTGATCGGCGGGGTGAAATTCCAGATCTTCGCCAACGTGCCGACGGCTCGAATGCTAAGGATCAGTCCGGCGGGGTGAAAAGCTGGCGTTGCATTGCCGTAGGGCAGATTTCCATATCTGCCCCGTGAAGCGTCCGCCCCCATGGGCAGATATGGAAATCTGCCCTACAGCCTACAGCCTAACCACCTACAGCCTCCCCCCAAAACCCACACCGCCCCGGATCCACGGAATCCGTGAACCGCGTCCAATCCCAGCCCCAGTCATCCAGGATGACGTTGGGCTTGCCCATCGCCCCGGCGATGAGGTCGGCCAGACCGGCGCGCTCCGCGATGTTGCGGGCGTAGGCCGTGCCCTGGGCACTCCAGACATAGACCTCCACCCCGGCCTCGATGTTGGCCAGCACCCAGGCGACCACCTCGACGCGGATCTCCCCGGCGCAGATCAGCGTGCCGTCGCAATCGACAAAGAGGGGGGAGCGGAACTCCGGAGGCTGCGCGGGGGGAGCGGGGGCGAGCGTGACGAGGCGCATGGGGGGAAGGCTGTAGGGGTTTAGGCTGTAGGCGGTTAGGAAGAAAGATTAGGAATGGGGAATCTGCCCTACAGCCTACAGCCTAAACTGCTACAGCCTCAGGCAAAGCCGCGCGCGGCCATGCCGGCGAGGCGGGCGGTGGGCATCACCCCCACGTTGCCGCGGGCGGATTGGCAATCGTATTTCAGCAGGCCCCGGCGCCACAAAAAGAAATTGCATTTCTTGGTGATCTCCTCGGTGCCCGGCATGTCCTGCCAGGTTTTGCCGCGCCACACATCGAGCGGGCCGACGTAGTCAGGGTGCGGGCGCACGTCTTTTATCGGCACCCGCTCCGCCGGAAAGAGCGGGCGCGATCGGTCCGGAGCGGTGGAAGGCTCTGCCTGGGCGGTGAGGGATGTGAGCAGCCGCCAGCGTTTGTAGTCGCCCAGCGGGCTGCGCTCGGTCACCAGGCGTCCTCGGCGGCGCAGCGTGGACAGCGCGCACATTAGCGTCTTGTCCTGCGCCCCGGTCATGGCGATCAGTTGCCGCCGGGTGTAGTATTTGCCGGGCGCCATGCCGGACTCAAGTTTTTCGCGGAGGCACATTGGGAAGAAGGCGGTAGGTGGTTAGGCTGTAGGCTGTAGGATGTTAGGAAGAGGGGAAATCAGGAGTCGGACACCTGGTGGGTCGAGTGGTGCGAGGTGCTCTCCAGTCGCGCCAGCCTCTCTGCGTGGGCGTCGATCTTGTTGTCGAGCCGCTCGTGGGTCTCGTTGAGTTTGTTGAGCGCGTAGTGCAGGCTCTTGACCTGGCTGACCAGCACCGCGGTAGTGGCCTTGACGCTGGCCACCACGAACACCGCGCCGCCGATCATCACGGTGAAGTTGATCAGCAGGCCGATTAGCATAAAAATTTCTTTGGTTTCCATATTGGTTAGGCTGTAGGCTTTTAGGCTGTAGGCTGTAGGGTTAGGATATGAGCTACACAATCGGCTTGCCTTGCTTCACGCGCTCCCTCATTTGCGCCAGGGTGTAGCCGGTGGGAAACTCGAAATGCGGGGGATCCTTGAAGGATTCCCAGTCGCCCCCCCAGGCCAGGCCGAGCTTGTTCGCTGCTTTGGCAATCGTCTTGTAGATGCGGGCCGCATTCGACGGGGAGTCACCATCCAGGTAAGACCCCCCGCGAAAAAGACCGAGGTCCACGGCGATCCCGAAATTGTGGTTGGAGTATCCGCCGCGCGCATTGGTGACCCGGTTGCCTGGCTTCGTCCGCCCCTGGGCATACAGCGCGTCCTGTTCTTTCCAGGTGCGGGTGCCGGAGATCACCTTCACCTCGACGCCGCTCTCGGCGCCAATCGCTTTCGCCAAAACCAAAAACTCCCGGAACACCCGCTGCACTTCCGGCAACAGAGTCGCCAGGTTTTTCTCGGACCGCTCGTCGAAAATGACTTTCCCAAAACCCTCTTCCAATCTGCGTGCATCTGCCCCCGCGTCCGCGGGGTGCGATAACTCATCGATCTCGATCCCCAGCACAGAGGCCACGCCGAGGGCGGTCTTGTTGCCTGGCTCGCCATCGTCCACCAGGCCGAGTTCCCGCTGCACCGCCTTCCAGATTTCCTTGGTTTCCATTGGTCAGGCTGTAGGCTTTTAGGCTGTAGGCTGTAGGGTTCTCATTGCAGTGGTTTCAGTTTTTCCCAGCCATCCGGGATCAGCCAGTCATCTAGTCTGCTCCGCCGGTTGGTCTGCGCCATCTGCTCGCGCCGCTGCTCCAGTGCCCACACCCCGTATTTCACCGCTTCCCAGGGGTGTTGCTCCATCCGCTCCCGCCATACAGCCCGGAGTCTCACCTCCCGCGCCAGCTCCAGTTCGTTCCATGCCCGCAGCGAGAGCGCGGGAATGGTGCAGCTTAGCATCAAAGTCACGAGCAGCCGCGTCCACACCGTCCGGGACGGTCGCGTGTTTATACGCCGACCATAGCTCGATGGTCGCCACCACGGACGCGAGCGCGATGACCAGGGCGAGGGCGAGCAGTGGCCAGATCCACATTCTTTTTTGCGGTTGCGGTTATCCCAAGTAGCCGGGCATCCTATTTCGCGGGGTAGGTTTCCAGGATCGGCAACTCGGGCGCCGGTTTGGGGAGGCGGCTCGTTCCCGGCGTCACCGCGTAGAGTTTGGCCCCCACTCCAACCCCAGGCGGCACCGTCACCTCCATCACCGCCCCGGTGCCGTCGGTGCCAATCCGGGCGGACAGTCCGTGCAATGCGGAGCCGACCCGGTCCACCGTCGGTTGCAGGCCGGGAATGGTCTGGCAACTCGACAGCGTAGCGGCGGCTCCCACTGCTAAAAAAATCGGGAGCAGGCTGGGCAGTTTGTCCGCGCCCTCGCTTTTGCCGATGGGCGTCTTGGTCAGGATCCGCAGCACGATCATCACGCCGCCGATCAGGGTTGCGTATTCCTCGGGATTCGCCGAGATCCACTCGCCCATTCCGGGGAGGAACGATGCCGCGATGCTCAGCACCGCCGTTATGATTGTTTTATAGCCCTTCATTTTTAGTCTTTCGATTAAGCTCGGGCGATCCACCGCGCCCACTTTCGGTTTGCGGGGGCTCAGCCGTTTCTCCCGGCCCCGCCGGAGGATTCTGTTTACGTCGCCACCCATATCCGGGAGCGTGTGTCAAAACGGGGGAGGTTTAACCGCAGATTGCGCAGATGGACGCAGATTTTGGGGGTAAAAAAAAAGTGAAAAAAAGATGAAAAAACTTTGCTTTTGGTATTGACGGATTGCAAAAAATAGATTAGTCTCTTAATAGCTGGAGGGGATAGGCCCCGAAAGCCCCGACCGGGCGGAACCCGGAAACCTAAAAAAAGATGAAAAAGAAACCAGAAGCAAAAATCGAAAACGGAAAATTTGAACTCCACACCGACGCGGAGATCTACCGCGAGGAGGGGATGGCTCGCCGGAACATCCGCACGGCGGAGGAGATGGTGGATGCGGCCGGGAACCCCGACCGCTACCTCGACACCTGCCGCCAGGCGGGCGCTACCGAGGACGAGATCGCCACAGCGCTCTACGTGCTAGTCTGGCCCACCAAAAAGAGCGGAGCAGGCCAGTGGGTCATGGTGCGAGCCACCAGCCCCCGCCACAGCGAGGTTGCCGCCCTGCGCGACAGCCGCACGCCGGAAACCGCGGCGAAGAAAAAAATGACCATCCACCTCTCAAGCAGGGGCTGGGGGGACTACTCGCCGCTCGTCTGGACTGGCGACGCCGAGACTCCCCGTGAGCAGATCCTCGCCGAGTGCCAGGACTTGCTGGCCAACGGCCACGACGTTGACACCCCCGCCCAGACCGAGCAAGAGATCCTCGCCAAGATCGCGGACGCCCAAGGCGCCCCCGCACGGGCGGCGAACGAAGAACTCGCGGAAATCGACGCTCAATTGGCGGGGGTTGACCGCGCCAAACTCCCCGCAACCGAGGCGGAGGCCCGCGCTGTGGAGCGCCGATACAACGACCTCCACAACGAGGGGGGCGAGGGCTACGTCCCGCACGTTATGAGCCAGGTTGAGCATGACTCCCTGACCGCCCGGGCAGAGACTCTCCAAAATAAATTAGCCGCCAAGTCATGAGCCCTCTAGACCTCACCGCCGCCGCTCTGTCCGACTGGCTGCGCGGACTACACGCAGCGGGCATGTCCATCTCGACCGTGGTCCTCCGGCTCAAGGCCGGGGGATCGGGGGAGTGGGAAGCCGCAGCCATGCACTCTGGTTTTGGGTCGTATTCCTCCCCCCAGACAAGGGGAGAGACCGGCGACGTGAAAGATGCGGCGATTGCGGATCTGCCGGGTGTAAAAATAACCGTTATGTCTAAGCCGCCCGACAAAATCCTCCCGCTCGGGAAGCTGGACCAAGCGGAAGCCTGGGCCGTCTTGACGGCAACCGCCCCAATGTGCGCCGCGCACGAGTGGGACAGGTGGGACTGCGGCAACTGGATGTCGATGAGCACCTGGGCGCTTAATAATTCCCTCCGGGCGGAGTTCCCCCCGGAGGTTGCCGAAGGGGTGGTGCGAGGGGAATTTATCGTCCGCAACGGATCGGCCAGGCCGGGGGGGCAATGGACGGGCAACGGCGGACGGGAGTGCCAGCCCCCCACGGAGGAGCCGGTAGTCATCTGTGGGCGCAAAATGCTGGTGGCCAGGCCTTGCGGCTGCGTCACCCAACACTGGCAAGCCCCCGGCAAGGGCCACGCCGACAGCCAGAGCAAGCGCAAATTCGGGGCTTGGCTAGCCGCCCGCCCCTGCAAAAAACACGAAAAATGACCGACAAAACTAACCACCAATGAGCAAAAAAGAAAATCAGCCACGACCCCTCGGCGCAATCAAACCCCCGCCTCCGCCGCCACCGCCAAAAAACAAGCCCCGAGGGCGTCCGATCCGGCCGGGGGAGCGGCTCGCCCTCAAACCCGAGGGCGAGCGGGCGGACGCGCACATCGTGCTGCGCGTGACGCGGGCGCAGAAGGCGATATTGGTCAAAAGCGCCCAAGCACGCCGCCAGACGCTCAAGGACTACCTGCTCAACCCCACCCATGTCCTTTTCGAAAACCGCGCGGCCTCGCCAGACGAGGTAAAGCGTTACCTCGATGCGGGCGGGAAAAAGGAAACCGAAAATGGAATCGAATACCATTCCGTGGAGGGTGGGCTGGTCGCCCCGGATCTAAAGGGGTTCCAAATTTTTATCGACGGCGATCTCAAAATAAAAGAGTGGCTCCCTTTGTGACCTGACTCCTGTCTTCTCCCCATCTGCGGTCATCTGCGGCATCTGTGGTTAAACCTCTCCCGTCACTCGATAACCCTGTAATCCTCCGGATCGCCATGATCAATCGGGTAACCTCCATCGTCGTCATCATCCCCGCTGGCCTCCGGGACGATCATCCAGCTTTGGTCCACAAAATCCAGCCGCTCGCGTCCGGCGAAATACTCATCCACCGCCAGGATGACCCCCGGCCAGGCCTTGCTGTAGTCGTGCCCCGACCACAGCCCGCCGGGGCGCAGCCACTGGCCCCAGCTGCGGAACGCCGCCATGGTCTCGTCGTAGGTGTGCTCGGCGTCCAGATAGATCATGTCCAGCGCCTCGCTCCAGCCCTTGGCGATCTGGTGGATGTCGCCCTGCACCATCTCGACGCAGGGGAACTTGCCCAGGTTGTTGGCGGCGATCTCCTTGCTGGCGGCGGCATTGGCCCACAGGTCGATGCACCAGACTTTTTCGAACAGTCCGGAGGCCGCGAACATCGTGCCGCTCTCGCCCTTGGCCGACCCTAGCTCAACCATCCTAAGCCGCCCGCTCCCGCCCAGGCGGTTGCGTGCCTCCACGATCACCTGCACCAGCCCCGCCGCCTGGATCCAACTGCTTTTGTCCCAGTGCGGCGGAAACCTGCACCGCCAGTTGATGTCCTCCCCTTGATCCTCATTCATCATTCCTAATTCCTAATTCCTAATTCTCAATTCTTAATTCTCCCCATCTGCGTTAATCTGCGCCATCTGTGGTTGAAAATTCCCCGTCATTCATCCTCTTTCCGGTTTGCAAAATAATCCACCAGCATTTGCCGCAGGCTTTCCGGAGCGTCCGCCGACCAGCACAGCAGCCCGTTTTCGTCGCGGGCCAAATGTTTGCGCGGGCTGAACCCGCTGGCCTTTAGCTCAAGCTCTCGCTGGTAATACTGCCGGTGGGCGTGGGCGCCGTGCGCCTCGCCCACGGCCTCCACGCCGGGCAGGTAGGCGACCGACCTGCCCACCGCCCGCTGCCACCCCTCGGCCCACGCCGAGAATTCCAAAAGGGCGCAACTGTCGGATTTGAGCTGGGTGATTTTCTGCGCGACATCGGCCAGGTCATCGGGCGGCAGCACCGACGCCAGGAACAGCATCCGGTCGCCACTGCCCATGATCGCCATGTCATACCAGCCGCAACGGTCCCAGATGTCCCCGCGCACCGCCCAGCCCAACCCGGTCTTGTAAACCTTGCCCACCGGGATGTCGTTGGTTAGGTAATTGGCGACGCCCGCCTGTTGGCGGATCACCCGGTCGCTGTAACGGTGCTCGATCCATTCGCAAAGCTGTACCAGCTTTTTGCGGCGCAGCGCCTTGCACGCCTGGTAATACCAGCCCTCGCCGTCGCCGTTGATGATGGTGTCGCCGTCCAGCCAACCCACATGCTTAAACCCGCGCTCGCGGAGGATCTGCGTGCCGATGTTGATCAGGTTTTCTTTGTGCCACAGCACCGAGTCGCTGCGCAGTTGCAGCAGGTTCACCGCCGCGCCGGTTAGCTCGAAAGGTTTGTCTCCATAGGCCAACTCCACGACCAAAAGCCGCCCCTCCATCCAGCGGAAACGCTCCAGGAAGGCGCGGAAATTGCGGCGGGGGGCGGCGTAGCCGCAGGGGTTGAAATAGACGGCGACAAAACCCAGGTCACGGCCGCCACCCAGGACGCGGGCGCCGCCCTCCAGGTTGCCGATGGCCTCCACCCGGCGGCGGGTGTCCACCGGCGGGGGCGGCGGGTAGTGCTCGACCACCCTCACCGCGGGGAATGCCGCCCGCACCGCCGCCTCGGCGGCCTCGCGGTGGCCGTTCACCCGGCGGCGGGGCCGCTGGAAATCGCCAACCGGCGCGGGATAGGCCTTGCCGTCGGAGTCGGGGAACACCGCCACCAGGTTTTCGGCGAATTTTTTCGCCAGCCTCTTCGCCTGGGCGAAGCTGGACGGATAGATGCAGGTGGCTTTGCGTCGGTCCATCGCCAAAGTCAACCTAACTCCATTACAAAGCGCATGATAAAATTCTGCGAGGTCCGGATGATGGACTCGCTCTCATAGCCCGCTGGCGCTGGCTCCGAAACCACGGCGGTGACGAAACTGCCCGCGTAGGTGCCACCGCTATGGTTGGCGACCTGGTATTCGGAGGCGGCCGTCTGCTGGAGCTTCAGGGAAAATTTGTCGAACTCGGTGGTGAAATCGTCGGTCAGGTCGGCGGGGCGGACGATCAAATCCATCTGGTCGGCGAGGGCGAAGATTTTGAACTCCAGATCGCCGTCGCCGAAGCCGGGCGAGTTGGTGTAAAAGCCCGCCTCGAACGTCCCCTCATGTGTCCACGGCTTGGTGTTCCCCAGCATCGCCACGCTGTCGCCGGTGTCGCCGCCGTTGTACCAGATGTCCAGATTCTGGGTGGCGCTTAGCTTCCCGGCGCTGTCCACCGTGACTCCCGCCGACCAGGGGACGGTGATCTTGCGGGCATAAGTATAGTCCTCTGTGTCGATGGTGCAGTTGAGGATAAATCCGCTCGACCCGTTGAGGGTGGTGGCGAGGGACAGGGTGTGCTTGTAGTCCGAATGGGTGCGCGGGTTGCCGACCACCGGGGGAAAAGCCTCGCCCGTGGAGCTGGTGCCGCCGGTGATGGTGGCGGCGGTGAAGCTGCCCCCGGCGGCGCGGGTAACGGAAATGGTGGTCGTGACCTGGGCGCTGCGGAACGCATAATCGCTGGCGGGGATGTTGACCACCGCCACAACGTCATACACCACCGTGGTGCCGTTGGTGTGGCCGGGCAGGTCGATGGTGATGTCCTGCGGGGTGCTCTGGTTGTGGACCATCTCCCAAGTGGCGGATGACGCGGAAACGGAGTCGCCGGACAAAGCGGCGGTGAAAAGGAACTCGACCTCGGCGGCGGCGTCCACAAACGCGGTCTTGCCCTTTTGCCTACCGAGGATCATGTTCCGGAGTTTGCCGGAGGAAAGGTCAACCATCGTCCGGTAACGGGTGCCCTCCGCGTCCGCTTGCGCGACCACCGCGCCATCGTTCAGCGCGATGGCCTTCTCGCCCTGGAACTCCACCAGGCGGATGTTGGCCGCGGTGGGGTTGGTGGCGACCAGCGCGCCCCCCTTGCGGGTGCCTAACCCGAATGGTATGCGGTCGCCGAATTTCACCGGTAGCACCACCAAATCCCGCGTCGCAGCGGGCTTAAGCGAGGCGTGGTTGGCTTGCAACACATCGTTGACCGGCACGGTTTTGCCTGGGAACTCGCCGGGGGGTGTGGTTTGGTCCACCGCCAGCGGCGGCGCCTCCACGTCCACAATCGAGACCTTGGCGGTGGTCAGATCCATGTCCAGACCCACGCTCAACGCCTGGAGGATTTCTGTTGCTGTTGCTGACATTGCTCGTTAAGTGATGGTTGCTGTTCCCAGGGCGTCGGGCACCGCAGCCCCGGCGGCGGAAGCGGCGGGGCCGGAGAGCGCGACCACCCCTTTGGCTGGCCGGCTGTTCTCGGTGTCGAACCTGACCAGCCGCGCCCGCAGGGCGAAGTTCGCGCTGGCCGGTGCGGCGGCCGCGGCGGAGGCCGCGCCGTAGATGACCTTGTCCATGGTGATCGCCCCGGAGGTGTTTTTGACCCGGCAGCCCATGCGGTGGATGCCAGCCACGGGGCCAAGGATGATTTTTTGGGTTAGCGCTGGCGTCGCCACATTCCACACCACGTCCTGGAGGTTGGGACCCGGCGGCGCCGGGGTGGTGTCCTCGGGGTAGGTGCCGATTTCGATCACGAATTGGTAATGACCGGCGGTCTCCGACGCGACCATCGCTGCTTTGAGCGCGTAGTCCACGGAGAGGATTTTCTTCGAAACCAGCTGCTCGGCGGACACCGGCAACCACCACAGTAGGCGGTTGAACTTGGTCGGGTAGTAGGAGGTTTCCGCGCCGAAATTCTCAACCCGATACCAATACGTGCCGTCGAAAGCGCAGAACTCGCCCGGCGCGAGGGTATCGAACCGGTGCCCGCCCCCGGCGGGGATGTCGATGGCCGTGGAGCCGTCGTTCTCGAAAACCCTGCCCACATAAGTGGGCGAGCCGTCGTCATCGGGCAACTCGCCGCTTACGAGGATAGGTAGCACCGACTCGCTCGCCGCGTCATGCACCGCCGGGAACAAGGTGCCCGCGAAAACCTCCTCCAAATCGATCTTGGTGAAATCGTCCGCCGCGTCCGGCTGGGGATCCCCGTTGTTGGGGAACAACTCGAACAAATCCGGCAACGGCCACACGAGGCCGAAGCCCGGCGCGTCCACATCTGCGGTGGAGATCGTGCCAGCCCCGCGCGCCGCCGTGTTCGCGTCGATTTCCGCTTGCATCGCCGCGAGCGTCGCGGCCAGGTCGGTGATGCTGGTGATGGACTGGGTGTGGTTTTGGAACGCGGAATTCGGCCCGGCGGTGGTGAAGGTGAACGCCAGGGCGCCGAGCGCGGCGATCTCGCCCTCGGAAACCGTGTCGAATTTTGTGGAATCGCCGACCGGGATCACCGGATCGTTGAAATATCCGCCCGGCTTGAGGGTCAGGGTGAGCTGGTTGGCGTTGTCGAAACTGACCTCGTAATCGGTGTCGTGGACAAGGAGCTTGCCGCTGCCCGCGTTGCGGCGCACGGCGATATGGCCGTTCTCAGTGGCGAGGTTATGCGTAAAAACAAAACTGCTCGCCCCCACATCGCCCGAGGCCGGGAACGTGGCGACAACGTGCTGGTTGCCGGTGATGATCGCATCGACCGGCGTCGGAATGTAGGTGGACGCTTGCGGCTTGAGGAAATCGATGTTGGCGGCGACCTCCATGCCCTCGTAATAGACCGGGCGGCGCACGGTGACCAACTCGACGTAATCCCAGCGGTGGAGGGTGTTCGGATCGTTTTTGTCCTCGTAGAGCACATGGATGTGCAGCGGGGCCTTGACATCGTTTTTCTCCCTCACCAGCGTCCACATTCCGGAGGCGGACAAATCGAGCGTTAGCCAGTGGTCGCCGCCCGGCGCGCGCGGCACGTTGATGGTCATCAGATCCTGCGATTGCCCCCCCATCTCGCCGTCGAACTCGATCCACGCCTCGCCCGGCACCGGGTTGGAGACGTTGAAAACCCCGTCCTCATCGGCCAGCGGCTCAAGGGCCTCGGCGATGGTCACCGAGTCATCGGAGCGGCTGAGCGGGATGGTCGGGATGCTGCCGCGGACGATTTCGAAATTCCCGCGGAACTCATCGGGCCGCAGCAACACTTGGATTTCGTTCACCTTCACCCCGTCGATCTCCGAGCCGCCGCGCAACCGTTCGATGGTCGGCGCGTCTGGCACGATCACTTCCGGGTTGTCGGCAAAGGCCCCCGGCGCCTGGATAAAGCGGATGGTGTGATACCACTCGCCATCCTTGTCGATGGCGACCACCCTAACCAGGGTGACTGGACAAAGCTCGTTCTCCACCGCCGTGATCTCCACCTCGGTGGGGTGGCCGGAAAAAACGACCTCGTAGGTGCCGTTGTCGAGGGTGACCGACGCCTCCGGGTAGGTGCCGCCCGCGCCCACATCGGTGATGGCGTTGATGGCCGTCTGCAAATCCGCAGCCGAGATCCCGGCGGCGATGTCGGCGGTGGTGTTGACCCCGTCGCTCTGGGCACCGGGGCCGATCTTGAGTTTGGTGACGCCCGAGGCCGGGCGCTCATCCCATTTGCCCAGCGCGGCGTAGGCATCCACCACCGTGATATCGACCACCGTCGGTTTGCCGCCACGCCGCTGGACAAAGCGCAGACCAAAAAAAGACTCCCCGCCCACCACGAAGGGCGGCCAGGAGAAGCCGCTCCCGTCCAATGACTCGGAGAGGCGCCCGCGGGCAAGGTCGGCGTGCAAGAGTAGGTCCACGCTGATTCCCGCTTGTCAAAAGCGGGAAGCAGGCTGTAGCGGTTTAGGCTGTAGGCTGTAGGTTATGATTCCTCCTAACAGCCTACAGCCTAACCACCTACCGCCTTCTTTTCGGGGTTGGCGGGGAAGCCCATGAAATCCAGATCGGGCGGGATGGCCGCGTAGGGGAAGGGCGGCTCCAGGCGCACCGCGATCGCCTTTTCCTTTTCCCGCTTCGCCCGCGCCGCCGTGTTGCGGCCGTCTTTATCGAGTCCGAAATTATCCATTGTTCTCTCCGTTTTTTCGATAGCGCACGTGCGCGATCAAAGATTTTGATTTTATTTCCTTCCTAAACACCTAAACCGCTAAACCCCTACAGCCTTCCCCCTCACACCGTCCAGACTCGCGTCCTCACCACCGCGCGAGACAAAAACAGCGACGCCGCCGCGTCCGCCTGGTTGAGTTCCTCAAGCTGGTTCTGGATCGCCTGGTCGGCGGCGCCCCCGGCCAGGCCGGTGGGCAGGGTCAGGTTGAGCGGCGGAAGCTCGTCAATATCGGCGGCAAAAGAAAACGCCAGGTTGTAAAAATAATGGTGGGCCACCAGCGGCGCCCAGGTGTGGTCCGGCTCCGAGCCGTGGGCCGCCCCGAAGGGCGAGAGCAGGTAGAGCCGCGCCAGGTGGAGCTTGAGCGTGGAGGGATCGGGACGCCCGCCGACCAACTGCTCCTGGAGGCTGGGCGCGTCCGGCTCGGGCACAAAGAGCCGGGTGGTGTGGATCGACGGGTTTCCGCCCGGCGCGGCTTGGAGGCCGGGGGCCAGGTCCATGCCACCGCGGCCATTGTCCACCAGCACCGGCGCGGCGGTGGGCTTGGGGATGCTGAGCACAAAATCCACCGAGCGCAACAGGCGGATCGAGTCCGGATCGGTCGCGGACGGCGGGGCGACCGTCACGCCGGAGAAGCCGGAGAGATCAAACTCGACCTGCGGAGGCCCCAGAACGCCCAGGGCGAGGAAGAACTCCGGCACGGGCGGCGCTGCGGCGAATGCCTCCGCGTCGGTGCCGAGCCGCAGCAGCTTTTCCGTGCGCACTGGCAACCACGGCCGCTCGCTCAACCACGGCACAGTATCGGCGGAAGCGGCCAGCCTCTCCTGGGTTAGCTCGGGGGCATCGGCGCGTTTCATCCGCGGAGCGTCCGTCTCCATCGCGTTGACCATGCCTGGCTGCACGTTGGCCTCCCAGCGGTTGGCGGCAAAATTGAAATCCGCCTGCACGTTCCAGGGGTGGCGGAACCCCGCCCGCTCATCCCGCCCGCCATAGACCAGGTTCAGCTTTTGCGCCAGCTTAGCCAGCAGCTCGTTCCAAGCCTCGGCGGGGATCGTTGGGAGTGCGGTTGGCGGAAGCATTCGGGGAAGGTGTTTAGCTGGTTAGGATTTATCCGCAGATTGCGCGGATTTCCGCAGATTGTTTTTGGGTTTTTAAATTAATTTGAATATTTTCCTCCTATCCAAATCTGCGCAATCTGCGTAATCTGCGGATGCCTTTATTCCTGTCAGTCGGCTCCGAAGAACCAGTGGCGCCCGGGTTTCTCGCCGTCATCGCCGCCGGGTTGGTAGCGGTGCTGGTGGTTGTGGATGCAGTATTGGATCGTTTGGCGGATGGTTTTGCCCTCGGGAAACCAGTGCAGCACGGCCAGCGGCCAATAGCCGACCGACGCGCCGTCCTCGATCACCTCGGGCATCCCCCCGGCGTGGAAGCCGGGCGGAAGCTCGGGGCGATGGACCACGGTCAGGAATTCGAGCGGCAGCTTCTCCTTGTCCGGCTCGCCGGTCTCCAGATCGACCACGACCCGCAGGCAAACAAAAGACCGCCCATCCGCGCCGGGGCCGCCGTCTTTTTTGCCGAGCAAATCGAGGGTGGGCAAATCGTCCGCCTCATCGCCGTTGGTGTCGAGGCCGTCGAGGGTGAGGTTGTCGGGACCCATGCGCGGCATCTCAACATTGAGGAAACCCGGGGTCACGCTGGCAACGGTCTCAAAGACCGATACCTTGAACGGGTGCCGCCAGGCTCGCTGCTCGGCGCGGGAGTAGAGCAAGATTTCCTCCGGAAAAACCTTGGCGCGGATATACGGCCCGCCGACGGTGACGGAATAGCCATCGACCCACCGCTCCAGCCCGTGCCAGGCGGCGGGGATCTCGCGGCCGGGGATGGCCCGAAGGTGGTCTGGAAAATTAGCCATTGGGGCAGGTGTTTAGCGGTTTAGGTGTTTAGGAAGAAAAATTCATCATTCATCATTCATCATTTCCCCTAGCGGTCGCTGAAAAGGAAGTGAGGGGGCGGATGGCCGCCGTCCTCGGAGAGCAGGAAATCGATTTTGGATTCGTAGGCGAGGCTGTCGCCGCTGCCGCGGGTGCGGACGGGGCCGAACATCACCAGCCAGTCCCGGTTGTCGGGGGTCTCCCAGTCGCCGGGGACGCTCTTGACGATCCGCCCGTCCTGCTTGGCCCATTGGTCCGGGCGCTCCTTGGTGGTTAGGTTCCAGCGCAGGATGCCGCCTTTGAGCAGGTAGGTCTCGCGGCCGAACATGGGGTTGGGCTTTTGGTCAGCCGCCTTTTTTTCGTTGCCCGCCAGGCCGTCTGGATCGGATTCGGATTTCAGGTAGCGCGGGAATTTCGCTTTTTTGGTTTCGGGATCGATCCAGCCGGCGTAGTCCTTGAGCAGGCGGTCGATAAACGGATGCGCTTCGATAGGCTCTTCGGATTTTGTCGGCAGCCATTCAAAATTCTCCGGGGCCTCCGGATCCGGCTCTTCCTCATCCTCCGGGAAGCCCTCATACTCCACCACCACCGCCCAGCGACCGGACTTCAGCGGCGACCAGGAACGCCCGCCCTTCTTTTGCGGGATGCCGTTCACCGTCGCATCACCGACAGTCAATGCCTCGATCTCGGTGTCGCAGCGGTAATGGCGGGTGTAGATGAGGAAACCGTTTTCGTCTTTGCGGCCGCCGCCGCCCATTACTCTATCTTCGTCTGGCATTTTTTTAGGCTGTAGGGATTCATGCGAAGGCGGGGACGACCTGGACTTTGATCTCCTTGTCCTTCCCGGTATTCTCTGCGGTCTTTTTCGCAGCCGCTTCGGTCTTGCTGGCTGCTGATTCGATTTGCTTGAGCAACTCGTTGGTCTTCTTGCCTTCGGCCACGACCATCTCGTTCACGGTCTTGCCCTGCACCAAATTGACCGCGCGCTGGAACGCGCCGACCACCACGCCTCCGCTGGCGGCGGGGATCAAGCCATCCTGCTTGGGTTTCGGGGCGGCGTCCTCGCCCGCGCCGGGCTGGCGCTCGGCGCGGTTCTTTTCGGCCTGGGCCAGCACCGGAACCAGCGCGGTTTTGATTTCGGCCATCAGCCTTTCGGTGTCCTTGCCGAAAACGCCGGAGGATTTGTCGAAATTGTCCTTTAGGATTCCCAGTAAATCTGGCTCTGGCATCCCGGCGCGCTTCTGGGCACCCTGCAAATTCAACTCTTTGATCTGCGCCAGGTTTCGCTCGGTGCCGATGTTGTCGGCGGCCGCGGAGAACTGCGGCCCAAGCCCGGTGATGCCGCCCAGGGCACGCAAGCTGGCCTCCACCGCGGCGAGCAGAATATCCTTGAGCATGACGCCCATGCTCCTAATCTTGTCGCTAAGCCCGGTCAGGAAATCGCCGTCCTTTAGCGAGAGCGTCACAGCGCCGATGGCGCGCGCCAGGAAATCGACGGCGGTTTTGAAGGCCAGCATCAGCCCCTTGCCCAACAGGCTGATGATCTCCCCGCCGCCAAGCACCTGGAAGGCGGCGCGGATGCCGTCAATGGCATTGGCCATCTGCACGCCGAAGGCGGCGGCCTTTTCCTTCAGCCCACCGACCAACTCCACCGCCTGTTTGAGCAGCGGCCGCAATGCGTCGTTGATCGGTTTGCCAAACTCGGTAAGCGCGCTGGAGATCCGGTCCTTGAAGGTGGACATGAGGCCGCTGACCGTGGTCGATTGCCGCTCCATCATTTTGAAAAAGACGCCGCCGCTGGAGGTGAGGTTGGTGAAGGCTTGCTCCAAGATGGGGAAGGTCAGCTTGCCCTCGCTGGCCATCTTTTTGATCTTGTCCGGCGTGGTGCCGAGGATGTTGGCAAACTCGGTGAGCACCGGGATGCCGCGGCCGGTTAGCTGGTTGATGTCCTCGGCGAACAAGGTGCCCTGCACGCGGGCCTTGCCGAAGATCTCGGCGATCTCGCCGATGGGAGCCTGGATGCCGCTGGAAATGTCGCCGATCTTCCGGAGCGTGTCGGGCACGGTCTCCGCGGACTCCTGGAATGCCAGCAATTTGCGCCCGGCGTCAGCCAGATCCACAAAACTCAGCGGGGTGTTCTCCGACAGGGTGCGGATTTCGGCGAGGGCTTTTTTCGCCGGGGCCAACCCACCGGAAAGAACTTCGAAAGAAATTTGCAGTTGCTCCTGGGCCGCCGCGTTTTTCAAAGCCTCGCCCACGGTGTTTTTCAAACCGGCGAAAATCCCGGCGCCCAGCGCGGCCACACCCGCTCCAATCGCCAGGGTTGGCAACAGTTTGCCCATGCCCCCGCCAGCCGACGGGGCCTTGGGCATTTTCAAATTCGGTTGCTTGACTCCAGACAGCGCCTTCCAGGCTTTGTGCACGCCCCAGATGGCGACCGCAGCCGTGCCCGCCACCGCCGCACCCTTCGCCAGGGTTCCCAGAAACTTTTTCGTGGACGTGGTCGCGGCGTTGCTGGCCACCGCCGTTTGTTTGACCCCGTTGCTAACCGCCGTGAGGGCGGGGGCGCTGGTGCCGCGCAGTTTGGCAAACACACTGGAGAGCGTCTTGACGCCAATCTCTATCCCGCCGATGGCGTTGCCCGCGGCGCCGACGGTTTGGAGAGCGCGGAAAAACTGGCTGGCCCGCGAGCGGGCGCCGGTCATCTGCGCCCCGGCGGACGCTGCGGCCTGGCCAGCGGCCTGGAACGCCCGCCCGGCCTGTTGAGCGCCGGAGATCTGGCCCTTGAACGCGCCGCCGCCAGCGGTGGCACGGCCGATGCCGCTGGACAGGCGCTGGATCTCGGCGAACGCGCCGCGCACCTTGGAGAGGTCGACTTCGGAGGATATTACTAAATCACTCATTGAGGAAGGTGTGTAGCGGTTTAGCGGTTTAGGTGTTTAGGTAGAAATTCTGATTCCTGTCTCCTGAATCCTGTCTCCTGGCTCAGCGGAAGCCGGAGGCGGAGGCTTGGTGGAGGATGGCTTCGCGGAGGCGGGCGCGCAGGGTCTCGCGGGATTTGGCCTGGGCGGTGGCCACGGTCTCGGCCATGCCGGAGAGCGAGCCGATCCACGGCACCTGGTTGCGCACCTCGATGGAGACCATTCCTCCGGACCGGCGGATGGTGATGCTGCCGGGGCCGGGGACATCCTCCATCCAGGAGGGGAGGGACTTGCCGAGTTTGCGTGCGGACTCCGACCAGCCTCCGGCTGTGTAGCCAACGGAGCGATGGGCACCGGCGAGGTAACTTTCGAAATCAGCCTCTGATACCACGATCGGGCGGGGCGGACGGCGGACGCGGCCACCGCTGCGATACATGCCCATGGCCGCGGCCACGGATTCGGTTTTGGTGGCTCCGGCGACCGGAACCACCACGGAAAAAACATCGCCGGTCACGGCGTTCTTGCCGCGCTCCAGCGCGGACTCACCCTGCACCGAGGCATCGCCGGGAGGGGTGGCCATGGCAACATCCAGGACGGCCTCGCCCATGACATCGGTCAGCACGGCTTCGGACGCGGCCATCAGGCCGGAGCAGAAGCGGGCGGCTTTGCGGTCGAGGTTGGTGGTCGAAACTGTGAACATGTGCTGGAGGGGGGAAGTCAAAAGTAGTCGGGCGCGGCGGACGCGGATCGGGTCTTTTCGGCCAGCTTTTCGCGGGCCTCGGCGGCGGCCTGGAGGCGTTTGCGGTCGGCCCCGCAGTCGCGGGGGCCGGTTTTTGCCGTCCAGACCAGGGCCTCCCGCAGGGCGCAGTGGTAGTATTGCAGCAGGCGGGGCAGGGGGAGCCAGCGGTAGAGGTAGTCCTCTTGCTCGCGGGAGGCGATATGGCCGCTGGTGATGGTCCAGATCAGCGCGTAGGTGTTGCCCGGCTCGACGATCCAGGCTGGGTCTTTGTCCACTTTCTCGCCGGGGGATCTCGGCTTTTTTTTCACCTTCACCGACGCGGCGCTTACCATGCTGGAAAAAAAGGCGATGTAGTTGACGATGGCGCCGAGGTTGGCGGCGAAATCGCGGTTGCGTTTGTAGGCCTCCACCTGGGCTCGCCAGGTGCCGTCCATCAAACTCCGGTCCACATCCTCGACGGCGTGCGCCTGGTCGTGGAACCACACCAGGGTGGTGACCTGGAACAAGCGCGAATCCCGCGACGCCTCCCCGGACTGGCTCTTGACGAAAAACTCCAGCCCAAATTCCTCGCACAGGTCGAGGGTCCACAATGAGAATGGCCGCAGGGTGAGCTTGCCGAAGCTCGGGCAGTCCGGCAACAGGAACGCCCGGCGCAGCAAGGCTTCGCGATCCGCCGCGGCGTCCATTTTAGGATTCTGATTCCTGACTCCTGTCTCCTGTCTCCTGATCCAACGCCTCGGTCTGGGCAAAGACATCGTTGAGTTTCCCGACGATGGTGTTCACCTCCGGCAACGCCCGCAACATTTCGGGGTCGCGTTTGATTTTTTTCAACTCATCCTGCCAGCGGCCTTCCTGCACCGCGGCCTCTACCTCATCCTCACTGTGGGAGACGTGCTGCACCCAGACCAGGGCCATCACCTCGTCGCTCTTTTCCCGCTCGCTTTGCTCTTTGCCGTCGGCAGCGCCGAACAGCGAGGCGCAGCCCATCGCTTGCAGTTGCTCGATGGTCCAGAGGGAGACATCGCGCAGGTATTTGTTCTCAGTCATTTCGGTTATTTCGGTTATTCGTTCAGTTCGTCAAAAAGTTCATCGATCTGCTCCTGGGTGGCGTCGTGCGGCACGGTGGCCACCGCGTCGCCGCGGGTGATCCGACGGGTGGGGCGGATGGCGCGGATTTTCTCGAAGCCCTCGCGGGATTTTTCCAGGAACATGCGCATATAGGCAATGGGGTGGTCTGGATTCTCATGCACCCATTTGAGGCTGGAGAAGCGGGTCTCGAATTCCTGTAGGGTGATGGTTTCCTCGGCTGGGATCGGGGTGAAGGTGGCTTTGGTTTTTTCGTCCCAGATCCAGGTGACGGAGCGGCTGGCGGCGATCTCGTCCTCATCGGCGGCGTCATCGGCCACCGAATGATGGAATCCCTTGTCGGAGATCAGATCGAATCCGCAGGTAAAGGCCGCGAAGGCGACGCGGGTCATAAAAGAGGTTAGCGGGTCCTGGTTCTCCTTCCACAGCACCGGGCTGGAGCCACTGCGCAATACCGACGGCTGGACGGGTCTGCCCAAATCTTTTTCCATAACGATAAAAATAAACAGTTAACGATAAATATGAACCAAGATCACGGCGGCGGCGGGGTCGCGGTCGGCCGGTTCCGACCGGAACACTCCCAGGTGTTGTGGGCGCTGGCGAACTCGGTCTGCTTGGCTTTCTGGATCAACAATTTCCCGCCGGTCGTCAGGGCGGAGTGGGTGAAGCCGCCATCCGTGGCCAGAGCCAGGCCAGCGGGCAGGTCGCCCTTGCCCTGGAAACTGAAATCCTCGGCGGGGTTGAAAAGCTCGGCCGCGTCTGTGTTGAGCAAGCCGGTGTATAACAGCACCGGCTCGGTTTCCTCCAGCGTGCGCTTGACTTCCGCTTGCGTGAGCAAGGCGAAATCGGCGATCAGTTTGATTCCAACTTCTGTGACGGAAATGGGCATTTTCGTTAGGTGTTTAGGTGTTTAGGTGGTTAGGGGTTTAGGAAGATGGGATTCTGATTCCTGATTCCTGACTCCTGTCTCCTGGTTTATAGGTCGGCGAGGATGACGCCGCTGCGCTCGAACTTGGGCAGGGCGCTGGCGAACTCGGTCTGCTTGGCGCTGATGATGGAAAGCACGCCTTTTGCCACCACCTCGGCGACCACCAGGGAAAGCTCGGCGTCACCGACGCCGGAGATCTCCACCTCGCGGCGCTCGAATTTGTGGGGCACGAAATATTTGGAATTGCCGTCGGCGCCCGGCTCATCCTCCGTGCCGACTGAGGAATCGCTGGTGCGGGACTGCACCGCTCCCGTCGCCGGGGCGGTGTGGCCATCGAGATTGGTTACGCCGATATGGATTGCCATGGGTGGAAGAGGCTGTAGGTTTTTAGGCTGTAGGCTGTAGGGTGATACTTGCCGAGGGCTGTCAAACCACGTCGGGATGGTAGAGGCCGGGACGGAGAACGAGGATCTGCTCGACGCGGTCCTTGGTCTTGGCCTGGCGCCCGGCGAGGACAAACCAACCGTGGACCTGGTGGCCCGCGGCGGTGACCATGGCGGCGGACAGGGCGGCGTCGAGAACGGCCCAATCGTCCTTGTCCTGCTGGCTGGCGGCGGTGCCGGGACGGGCGGGGAAGCAGGCCCCGAGCGCATCGAAAAGGGCGTTGTGGTGCGCCAGGGTGATTCCGGGGATGGCCAGCGGGGTGACCACCACCAACTGGATCGCCAGCTTGTCGCCATAGACGCCGGGGGCGTCGGCGGCAATGTCGGTGGCCACCACGGCGACCGACGGCGCGCTAACCTCCATGGCCGTCAGCGAAGTGCCGGTGATGACCGACGGCGCGGCCATGGTGACGCTGGCCTCTCCCAGCACCTTCGGCACGGTGACGCTGGCGGCGGTGAAGCGGGCGTCGAGGTAGGCTTTGAGGCCCTGCTCCACGCGGGAGGGGTTGAGCGGATTGATCATAACAATTTTTGGATGATGTCGGCCTCGGCCAGCGCGGCGTGGATCGCCGGGGCCGAGAACGAGGGCGAGGGAAGGCCAAAGTGCTGGAAAATCTCGCTGGGGTGGAAGCCGCGGGAGGGAACGGGGATGCCGCTGGCCAGGCAGTGGCGGATGAAGAGCGATTGCAGGTCGAGGCAGCGGGCGTGGAACTGGGGAAGCTCGGCGGGCGCAAGGCCCGAGGGCGTGCGCCTCACCGCCGCCAGTAGGAAGGCCCTGACCATCGAGGCACGCAGCCCGGCGAGGATGAGAGGCTCGGCCTGGGCGCCGCACCAGTGGACAAATTTCCCCACCGTCTCGCTCTCCGGCGGCAAATAGGGGTCGGTCGCCATGCTCTGGGAGATCCCGGTGACCTCGGAAACCCGCTCGGAAAAATCCGCGCCGGGGAACGCGCCGCAAGCCTCGGAAAAAGTCGCGCCCGGATCGCCGCCGGAGATCCACACCCCCGCCAAATCGACCAGCGAATGGCGGGCGGCGGTGGTGCCGGTGGTGCGGGCGGTGACGACGAGGATGCGGGTGGCCATTGGAGGGGGCTTAGGTTTTGTGTTGGGCGCAGACCAGGAACCAGACCGCGTCCGCCGCGCCGGAGCCGTCGATCTGCTTGATCGAAAAAAGCTGCCCGTCCGCCAGGTCCTTGACCACCGTCTCCAGCGCGGGGGCGGTGGCCAGAACGGTCTTGGCCACCTCGACCATCAGCCCCTCGACCCGCTGCACTCCGGCGCGACCCGCCAGGGTGATCTCGACGGGGCCGCGGGTGAGCGAGCAAGCGTAATTGGTGCCCGCGATCCTCACCGAGCCGGGCCACAGCGCCAGCGCGGCGGTGTGGGCGAGGGCGGAGAATTCGGCTTCGGCTGCGGAGTCCATGCTTAGGTGGGGCAGTCAAAACAAAACACCCGGCATTTTTTTAGGATGCCGGGCTTTCCGATGAGACAACCTCCCCAGGTTGTGAATTATTTGCTCGGGGTTTTCTTCTCGGGTTTGGCGTCCGCCTCCGCTGGCGGCTTGCCCCCACTGGCTTTGGCGGCTTGCGCTTTTTCCGACGCCGCTTCGGCTTTTTCCGCAGCCGCCTGGGCTTTGGCGGCATCGGCGGCCGCTTGCTTAGCTTTCGCGGCAGCTTCCTCGGCTTGGACACCGGCGATTTTTTCCAAAATCTTCGGCTCGGCGTATTTGGTGACCGGGCGATCCGGGCAGGTCAGATCCGCCAGGGCAAACAGGCCGCCCTCCAGAATCGCGGCCTGTTTGCGCTTTGCCTGGTCGGCATCGCGCCCGCAATAGACAACGTGGGGCGCATCGGCACGCTGGATGGATCGGTGCGCGGTGACTAAGTGTAGTTGGGCCATGGTTTTAGGCGGTAGGTGGTTAGGCTGTAGGCTGTAGGATTCTGACTTACGCGCTCACCAGCATGTGGCCGGATGGCTCCATGACGTGCTTGCCGGTGTCGGCGAGTTCCCCGGCGGTCGCGCCGTAGAGGCACGCGAGGGTGATGTAGGCGTCCATGACCCCTTGTTCGAACCATTTGTAGGCGATCATGCTCAGGCCGGTGTCGGGATCGGTGATCACCTCGGCGGAGACTGGCACCGGGATTCCCAGTGCCTGGGCGATCTCCACGCCATCGGTCGGCAGCGCGGTTTTGATCGCGATGGCCTCGCGGGTCGCGAAGAAGCCTGTTAGGTTTTCCCTGCGCTGGATCGTGCTGCCAGCGGTGGCGTCCGCAGTGATGTTGATCACCGTGCCGCCACGGGTGGCGGAGACGGTCAGCGTGGTCGGGCTGGGCACGGTCTTGACGTAGTAGTAGTTCTCCGCCGTGAGGCCGGTGCCGCCGACGAGAGCCGGAAGGTAAACCCGGTCATTGGCCAGGTAGCCGTGGGCGCTGGCCGTGGTGATGACATCATCATCCGCCTCGGCCGTGAAGGCGATGGCGGTGGACGATCCATCGCCAAGGGCGGGATCCTCTTGGATGGTATCGAAACCGCTCAAGCCACGGAAAGTGGAATAGGCGCTGGTGTCCACATCCTTGGACTGGAGATCGGCGCGGTTGGTGACGCGAGCGTCACCGCCGATGGACTCGGCGACCGCGGAGTTGACCAGGCCGAAGCGAGGCTCGCCCACGCCGAGCAGGTTCATGTCTTTGCGGATGTCGTTGAGCGCGTCTTTGTCGCTGTTCGCCTCGCTGTAAACCGAGGAATGGGAGAAAGCGGAAGAGCGGACTTTGCCCAGCACATAGCGCCCGACGCTTGCGCCGATCACGGAGGCACTGTCCTCGACGTGCTCTTCCATCTTGATGATGGAGTCTTGCAGGGCGTTCAGATGGCTTAGCTTAACGGTCACATGGATGTGATTGTCCATGACAAACGGCACATCGACCAACAGATCGCGGCTCTCCTGGGCGCCCGCCTTGTAGCCGCCGTTATCGGCGTCATAAGTGGATGCGGTGGGCCGGGTGCGGATCTTGCCGGTGACGGACTGGTTGAGCTTGACCCGCTCGGCCGTGAATTCGTGGCTGAAAAACGACAAAGCCGGGGTCTTTACGAAGATCTTGCGCAGGGTCTGCGTCAAAAGAATCGCCGGGGTGAGCGTGATGAACGAGACGCCGCGCGGGATCCATTCTCTTTTCGTCAGGGCGTGCCCGCCGACAAACAGGGTGAGGGCAGCGGGCGCCCAGCCGTGGACGGAGGCAACCAGCGCGGTCACCGCAATCAGGCAGAGCGTCAGGAGGAAGTGGAAATTTTTCATGTTGGTCATGTTGGATTCGTGGTTTTCGGTTTTGAGTTGGTTCTTTTTTGCGGTGAATGATTTAGTTAGCGCCGCCATAGACGCCGCCCTGGGCCTTGACCAAATCCCAGGCTTGTTGAGCCAAGCGCCCTTTCTTGACGGGGTCGGTTTCGGCGGAAATCTGGGTGTTCAGATCCTCGAGGGTCGCCTCGGCGCTGGAGACGGAGCTTTTCTTCGGCATTTTATCACGCGGGATATTCAGCCCGGCGAGGGCCTGGGTGATCGCGTCATCGGCGGTCAGGGCCTCGGCCTCAAGCTTGGCCACCAGCTCCTCGGAGGTTCCCAGCTTTGCGGTCAGGGCTTTCAAAGTTTTTTCCGCTGCTTCCGCCCGCGTCTTCATGGCGGCCAGGGCTGCGGTCGCCTGTTTTTCACGGGCATTGGCCGCGGCGATCTTGCCCGCCAGGGCTTTGTTGCTGGACACCATCGCGGCGATGCGCTGGCCAATGGTCGCGTTGGCGGGCGGCTCGGCTTCGTCATCATCGCCCTCACCTTCATCGTCATCGCCTTCGGGATCCCCGGCGGCGTCATCGTCGCCTTCTGGTTCCTCTTCCTCGTCTCCGGCTTCGGCTTCGGCGAGGATTTTCTTCGCCTCATCCTCGCCCGCGATTTGGGCGAGCAGGTTTTTTTCCGTCGCTTCCGCTTCCGTTAAATTTTTCCCCTTGCCGTAGAGGGCCAAAAGGCGCATGCGTTGTTCTGCTGTCAGCTTCATTTTTTTTGGAGTTGCTTGTAAAATTCCGGATGGCGGAATGGATAAGTGGGGAAACCTGTCAAATCAGATGAGGGCGAGGAACGCATCCCAGCCGTCCACCAGCCCATCGATCAGGTTATTTTCCAAAGCCTCGGCGGCGGTGAAATACTGGCCCTGCATGGCCTCGATCCCCACCGTTTGGCGGGCGGCCTGGATGTCGGCGGTGAACTGGCCGTAGTGGTGATCCACCATTCCCTGGATGCGAGCGCGCGCCTCGTCGGAAAGCGGCGAGCCGACAGCTCCCTCTGCTTTGTATTTGCCCGCGGAAAAGGTTTCGACTTTCAGGCCGGCGAGTTGCAGCGCAATCGTCCGGTCCAGCCTCGCGGTGATGACCCCAATCGATCCCCAGCCGGAGGAGGGGGTGCCGTAACATTCGCCCGCCTGGCTCGCCAGCCAGTACCCGGCGGAATAACAACTATTGTCGGAAAAGGCGTAAACCGGTTTCACCGCCGCCGCGGCGCGGATCTCCGCCGCAAACTCCGTGATCCCCACCACGTTCCCGCCGGGCGAGTCGAAATCGAGCACGATTTTTTCCACGCTCGCCGCCGCCACCGCCTGTTGGAGCGCGTGCGCGGGCGCGGCGATGTCGGTGCCGCCGCCGCAGGATTCCTCGTAGGCGGAAAGATTTTTCGCCAGCACTCCATAGACGGGCACCACGGCGACGCCGGGCTTTGCCATGGAGAAAAAGTTTTTGTCAAT